GTGGCTAATAGTGAGATATTATTATTTCCTAGCTATCTACCTCACTCTGTACCAGACATGGCTACAAGTAAAGATAGATGGACGTTAGCATTTAATACTGTTCCTGTTATATTAGGATCAAGAAACACATTAACTGAATTATTAATTAAACCAAATATATAATGATTAAAACTAGAGTGGGTAAACTTGTAAAGGTTAAGAACCAGGACAAGAAGAAGGCAGCTAATAATACTTATCAAGCTGTAATTTTAAATAGTAATGGACAGTATAACGCATATCTGTTTACAGATGTAGAGATTACTGTAGCAGCTGAAAGAGCTCGCAAGAATATAGAGGACCAAGTTGAACGTAGTGTAATATCTAAACTATTAGACTAATGAAAGCAGAAGACAAAGCAGAATTATTGTCATGGATAATGGCAGCATTTGTAATTCTTGTTGGTTTTTTGATGTTAGTAGGATTGATGATATTCATTGAAATTAAGCAAGAAGGTGATCCAAATAGTAATAGATTTAGTCATGATGACTTTAACAATTATAATCAGGAGCCATTTAGCATAATAGTTGATGAAGAAATTTATGTTCCAGAGAAGTTAACAGGTAAATACACAAAGAGTGGTATATTGATACTACCTAAATCAGAAAGAGGATGGTAAAGGATAGAGTAACAGCAGTACTATTGACAGTTATAATATTATACTTTTGTATAAGAACTGTAACGTTTTTATATGGCGTAGTTTTAGTTGTTAGCTCTCCTTTATCAGGTAACACTGATACCACTTATAGTAATTATCCAGAGTTAGATAGAAGAAACTTAAAATCTCAATTAAAATATCATGAAAACAATAAAGTTAAAGCTGACAGTACAAGATCAAAGTAATCCTGTATTAGTTGATAATGAAGACAATGTAGTTGTACCTAGTTCTCGTATGGCGTGGGTGGTTCAAAAAGATGGCAAGATTGTTAGTGCACCTCCTGCTCTTTTGGCACATTACATGGGCACTGTAGTAGATGTACAAATAGATTCTGCAGGTAAGCCTGTATTATTAAACGATAAAGCAATCATTGTACTATGACAACGACAGGATCAACACATGCAGAGTTTTATCATCCAACACAAGATGATGTTTATTGTACTGTAGAAATCAAATGGTCTCATTATTATGCACCTGCAACATTAGAAGAACCAGGTGAAGATGACATCACTATCAAGAGCATGAAACTACTCACATATTGTGATGAGTATGTTAAAGATATGGAGGTGCCTGAATGGATAACATCAGATGATATTTATGAAGCAATAGACTTAGATGACTATTATGATGGAGACGATAACTAAAGCACATCCAGTATTTTATGTTTTAACTTTTGCATTCACTATAATGGTGTCTGCTATAATTAATCGAACTATGAACAATAAAGCACCAGAAATAGAATCACCACAGGTGATTAAAGCTATCGTCAATGTATTTAGATCTGTTGATGAAGAATTACAGATTGAGCATATGCGTAGTAAAAGACAATATCTTGAGAAGTATAACTTACGTGAGATCAAGACTAATAAAACCAGGACAGCGTTAGAACAATGGAACTAGTAGATTTCATACATAGAAAGAATCTCCTCACTAAACAAGAATGTGAGGAGATTATTGAAATATTCGAAGCAAATGATAAATATACATTTGATGGATATATTGGTGGAGGAATAGATACTAATGTAAAAGAATCTTCAGATTTTAATGTTGCTGAAGAAAATAATAGTACAGTTAAAAGACTGTATGGAGATAAGTTAGATGATATTGTTGATAATATGATTGTTGAGATGTATAAATATATGGATAAGTTTCCCATATTTTTAAACACTACAGTTAATATTGATGCATATAATATTCAAAGATATCTTCCAGGTCAAGGTTTTAAAGCTTGGCATTATGAATCAACAGAAAAAAAGATTAGACTATTTGTATGGATGATCTATCTAAATGATGTTGAAGATGGTGGTACAGAGTTTATGTTTCAACAACATATAGAACCAGCGCAGCAAGGTAAGTTATTATTCTTTCCTGCTGATTGGACTCACACACATCGTGGACAAGTTAGTCACACTAAAACTAAATACATTATAACAGGATGGATATCTTTAAACTCACAATAATCATGAATTCATGGAGGTATTAATTTATGATATCGAGACAATGCAGGAGTTATTTCTGATACATGTCTATGATCCAAAAGAAGATAAACATTATGATTTCCTAATTAGCCAATGGCATGATAATTTTGATGCATTTGTAAAGCTATTGCTTGACAAACCAGATTATTATTGGGTGGGTTATAATAATCTTCGTTTTGATGCTCAAGTGGTAGAATGGGTGCTGCGTAATTATAACAATTGGTATGAACATAGTGGGTTAGAAATATGTGCTAAGATTGCACAGAAGGCTCAAGATGTGATTGAAGATGCTAATTACGAACAGTTCCCAGAATATCGTGAAGAGGATTTGTCGTTCAAACAGATAGATTTGTTCAAAGTTAATCACTACGATAATAAGAATCGTATGGTTAGCCTTAAACGTCTTGAGTTTGAGATGGATCTTGAGAACATCGAGGAGATGCCTATACATCACACAAAACGTGACATGACTCAAGAAGAGATAGATGTTACAATGAAATATTGTGTGAATGACGTTATGGCAACCTATGAGTTCTTCAAGGTTACAACAGGTGATACAGATCATCCATTATACAAAGGCAATAATCAATTGCAGCTAAGACTAGATATACAAGAAGAGTTTGGTATTAACTGTATTAATTATTCTGATAGTAAGATTGGTGATGAGATGATTAAGAAGTATTATTGTGAAGAGGAGAAAATAACATATGCTAATTTACCTCGCACAGGATTCTTCAGAAAGAAAATCGTTGTAAAAAACTGTAGACCTGATTATTTAAAGTTTCAAACTGGTCAGCTTATTGAGTTCAAAAAATATATAGATAAACTTGTATTAGGACTTAATGATGACTTTAAAGAAAGTATAAATTTTTATGGCAACACTTATACGTTTGCTAAAGGTGGCTTACACACAGAGAACAAACCAGAGGTATTTGAAGCTGATGATGAATATGAAATCATTGATTGGGACGTTTCTAGTTATTATCCTGCTATTATTATCAATAATGGTAGGTATCCTCAACATCTTGGTAAAAAGTTTCTTACTGGTTATAAACGTATGTTTGAAAGGCGTCTGGAACTTAAACCACAGGCTAAGAAAGATAAACGCATTGCAGGGATTGTTGGGGCTCTTAAGCTTGCTGTCAATTCTGTATATGGTAAATCTTCTGATATGCAGTCGTGGATCTATGATAGACAACTCACTATGTTTACTACTATTACTGGAGAGCTTAGCTTGCTTATGCTTATTGAAGCGTATGAGTTAGAAGGTATACATGTAATCTCAGCTAATACAGATGGTGTCACAATTAGAATACAAAAGACACATCTTGATAAAATGCATGAGATTAACGCCTGGTGGTCTGATTTGACTAAGTATGAGCTAGAGCGTACAGATTATAGTAAGATTATATTCTCAACAGTCAATGACTATTTAGCTATTAAAACTAATGGAGAAGTTAAAAAGAAGGGTGACTTTCTTACAGATTTTGAATTACATAAAAACAAGTCTGCTAGGGTGGTGCCTATTGCTCTCGAACGTTATTATTGCGATGATATTCCTATTAGTGATACTATTACTAATCATAGTAACATCTTTGATTTTTGTCTTCGACAGAAAGCTAGCAAGGACTTTCATTATGAGGGTAAAGAAGGAAGTAGAGTTACTATGTATAACAAGTTAATTAGATACTATGTCTCTAAAACTGGTGAGAAGCTGTTAAAAGTGAAGAACCCAGAGTGTTTATCCAACGCTGCACCAATATCACAAGTGGAAGCAGGCGAGTGGGTAATGACAGTGTGTAATAAGCTATCTAAGGATCATCCTCTAGATAATATAAATCATTCTTATTACATCGAGAAAGCAGAAAGAATTATTAACAAGATTAGTTATAATGGTAAGAAACGACCAGTTATAATTGCTAATCAATTAAGTTTATTTTAATGGCAGGTACAGAGAAGCAAAGAGAAGAGATCAACAGGAAGTTGGTCTCTATGCAAATGGAAATGATAGGGCTAACCTATGATGACGCAGTGAACACACCAGAGTTCTGGAGAGTGTATACATTGACAACAGCACAAACATTAGAATGGCGTAAGCTAGCTCTACCACTTATTAAGAAGACATTCAAGTGTAATAAGAGAAGAGCAGAGTTAACCATGGGTATGTTTGAGCTTAATTTAGGATTACGTGAATTTAATCCTCCAGAAGAGGAGTTTGATACTACACACATCCACACAACAATACCAGAACCTCATCCTCATGATTTATTTAGTGAAGCACACTTAATAAAAGATCAAGAGCCTACATTCTGGCAGAAGATTAAGAAGTTCTTTGTAGGATATTATAATTAACACTTGATGTTAGTTATATGCATTTGCTACTAAAATTGCCAATTGAATATATTTATATGCGAAAGGGTATAATATTGCACTATTTACAATATTTATGCGTGAAAGGGTATAATTTTATACAAAAGTGTAAAATATTGCACGTTAATTCGACTATTTGTCGAATTGTGTAACATAATTTAACAAGTTTTGTTACAAAAATAGGCGCAATTCGAAAATAATAGGCGCATATTGGTAGTATTACTACCAATTTTAGGAATTATTTAAACTAGCCTCAGAGAAATCTGGGGCTTTTTTGTTTCACAATTTAAATCATAAACAATGGGAGCACAATCATTCATCCTAAGAAAAAGAGCAAAGAGTGCATCAGATGCATTCAGTTTAGCACAAGAAGATGCTATTGAAGAGTATGGTAATGACATCTATAATGGTACCATCAGTACATGTAATTCATTTAGAGACATTACAAAAGAGTTTAGACGTAGTGGCCTTAGTGCTATAGACTTTAGTCATAGTATGGTAAATGATATGAACAAAAGAGACTGTTGTGTCATTTGTGAAGTTGAACCTAAGGTAAATACTAACAAGATCAAGAGTGTTGTAGAAAATGCTGTTGTTAAGGGTACAAGTAAATGGGAGCTTCAATATAATGTGTACACTGGTATGGATGATAGACAGTTGAAATCATTCAAGACTAAGACTGATGCTGTTAAATATGCTCGTGAGTACACTGAAAAGACACAGAATACAACATTTGTACGTATGGAAAAGACTCTTATTAATCAAAACGCTAATGTAGCATGTATCAAATACAAAAGATCAACATCAGAACAAGAAGGACAATATGTCTTCTTTGGTATGGCAGCTTGCTAGTATTCTTTGTGGGATGTGCATCTAATGATGTCACACCCACAACTAAGCCTGTGCACAAGTACAAAAGAGATGATGTTGTGTACGTAAAGCCTGACTCTCTTAGATCGAGAGTATTCTATGTATGGCCAGATAAACTGGCGTATACAGTGATGCATATAGATTCACTCTATAATGCAAAAGTGATGTATAAAGAAGAATCAGAACTATATTAATATGCCAAAGAAAGCAAAACTAACAGAAGACAGATTAGAATGTCTTCATTGTAATGATGTACAAGATGTATCAGTAATAGAAGAGTTGTTTGAACAAACAGGCAACTTTTCTTCTGTTACAATGTATTGTAAAGCATGTAATGGGAAACTAATAGCACGTTTCTCTCCTAGTGGATTTTATTCGTTTAATTGGTTCAAACCAGATTGGAAGAGAAACTATAACGCAAAACATAAAAATAGAAAATAAACATCAAGTTATAAGTTGATTTATTTAAAATAATTTAAAGTTATAAGTTGATTAAACAACAAGACAATGGATAAAGAATTTGTAACATACGAGCAAGCATTAGCCTTAAAGGAATTAGGGTATGATGATATATCATGGTTTGATAATCAAGCATCATTATATGATGTAAATGGAGAACATACCATGTACACTAATTATGGTGTAATGTATTCAGGATTATCAGATGGTTATATTCCTGCACCACTTAAACAACAAGT